CGGTGATGGGTGCGAATCCAGTTGCTGGGGTTAAGAAAACGCCGCGTGTTTATGTCTTTTGAGGTTTAAATGAGCGAAAATCAGACATTTGGAACGAGGTTTAAAGGCTTCGTCTCCGACGCCTGTGTTCTCGCTGGCGCTGCCTCTTTGTCTTACGCGGCATGGTTGGTCTATGCCCCTGCTGGGTATGCTGTAGGTGGTATTCTTATGATCGTTGGCGGCATTGCCGCTGGCATTAAGGCGCGGGTCTGATGGCTGGAATCTTTGCATCCGCTGTCGGGCGGTTCATGGAGCGAAAATCAGTTTCGTTCTCTGATGCTTTCCGCACGGCCTTCACGGCTCCGTCGCTTTCTGGCGTGTCTGTGACAGATGAAAATTCTCTTCGGTGCACAACGGTACTTGCTGCAACGCGCGCTCTTTCTCAAGGTATCGCACAACCGTCTTTCGGCTTGTACGCCAGAAAAAAGAGCGATCCGCGCGCATGGGATGAGATTATTGACCACCCGGTTGCAAAGGTTATTCTCCGCCCTAATGAATGGCAAACATCGTTTGAGTTTCGTGAAACTCTGATGATCCACGCTATTCTCGCGGGTGATGGTGTTGCATTCATCAACCGTGGTGCGACTGGCAAAGAAGTCAAAGAACTCATCCCTATTCTTCCGGGGTGCGTCTCTATCGAACAGCAAAGCGATTACAGCATTATCTTTCGGTTGACGCTTGCCGGTGGTCGCATGATCACGTTGCAGCGCAAAGATGTTCTCCATCTCAAGGGTATGAGTTGGAATTCATATCAAGGTATGCACGCAATCTCATTGGCGCGTGAAGCCGTTGGCCTCGCTCTTGCCGCTGAAGAAACTCATGCTCGTCTTCACTCAAATGGGGCACGGCCAAGCGGTGTCTTAACTGTTGATGGCAGCCCATCAGAAGATGATGTTGAGGCAATCCGCGCATCTTGGCAGCAAGCCCAAGGTGGAATCCATAATGCCATGAAAACTGCTCTGCTTACGGGCGGTGTGAAATGGCAACAGGTAGCCATGTCTGGTGTTGATTCACAGCACCTTGAGACACGCCGGTTCCAGATTGAAGAGATTTGCCGCGCAATTGGCATTTTCCCGGTTATTGTCGGGCATAGCGACAAGACCGCAACATTTGCGAGCGTTGAAGCTTTTCTTCAAGCGCATGTCACTCTTTCGCTCGGTCCTTGGGCAGAGCGTCTCGAGCAAGTATTCTGGCGCGATCTCCTTAGCGATAAGGAAAAGGCCGATGGATATGAGTTTGAAATCAATCTTCGCTCGCTTGAGCGTGGTGATACAAATGCCAGAACGTCATTCTATGCGTCAGGTATTCAGCACGGCTGGCTGACCCGAAATGATGCCCGTGTTTTGGAAGGCTTTAACCCACTTCCCGGCCTTGATGAGCCGTTGCGTCCATTGAATATGGATGTTGGTCAGGGTGTTTCAAAGGACGTTGTCGCAGCCGTCAAAGCCATGATTGGCGAAGGTGCCTCAAGCGAAGAAATCGAACATAAAGCTGGCCGTGTTCTATCGGCCTTGAATGAAGCCATGATTGCGGGCGCTCGGGATAATTTATCGACCGTGCTTTCCCAAATACGGCAGGGGTAATCAATGAACATGCATCATAAATTTGGCGGGCTTCGCCACGCATCGAAGGCGCTCGCCCCTGTCGGTCTTGAATTCAAGTTTTCGACGGAAAAGCCGGGTCAGATCACTGGTTACGGCGCGATTTTCAATACCGTTGATAGCGGTTTCGATATTATCGCTCCGGGGGCCTTCAATCGCACACTTTCTGAGTGGAAGGCAAAAGGGAAGCTCTCGAAAATGCTTGATGCTCATAAGATGGATGAGCCAATCGGGACATGGACCGACATCAGCGTTGATGAGCGCGGATTGCGATGCACCGGCGAGCTTCTTATGAGCATTTCGGGTGGTGCCGAAATGTACGAGAAGGTCAAGGCCGGTCTCATTGATGGCCTATCTATTGGCTATAAAACAATTAGCCGATCATACAATGACGCCACTGGCGTTCGCACGCTCCTCGATTTGGATCTGTACGAAGTTTCTCTCGTGACATTCCCAATGCACGATGATGCGGTGATTGATGGTGTCAAAGGCATGAAGTCGCCGCAAGTGGCTCTGCTTGAAGCTATCGAATCCGCAAAATCAATTTCTGACGTGGAAAGGGCAGTGCGTGATGCATTCGACTTTTCTCGCAAAGAAGCCGCGACCTTTATGGCGCGGATGAAGGCCGCAACACAGCGAGATGCTGGCGGGGCCGACGAAATGGCAGCGCTTAAAAAGCGTATTGCCGCCCTCAACTCATAATCTCGCAGGTAAAACCATGTCTAATGAGCACAGTGAAGTTATTGATCAGGCGCTTCGCGCTTTTGAAGAATTCAAGTCGGCCAACGACGCTCGTCTCAAGGAAATTGAGAAGAAGGGCGTTGCCGATCCGTTGATCAGCGATAAACTCGGCAAAATTGAGCGTTCGCTTGATGCTTTCGAGGGTCTGAACCAGAAGGTCACTCTTGCCGAACAGTCGGCCAAGGCCGCGAAGGACAAGACCGATGAGCTTGACGCTCTGATTGCCAAACTCGATACCAAGGCCGGTCGCTTTGGTGCGATGGGCGGCGACAACGTGATTGAGCGCAAGAACCGCGTCAACGCATGGGCGCGCGCCGTCTATGGTGCAGTTTCGCGCGGCGAAGTGAACTTGTCGCAGGATGAGCAGAAGGCGCTTTCTTCGGTCGTGGCTGAATACAAGTCCCTGAACGTAGCTACTGATGCTGCTGGTGGATACTTAGCTCCGCTCGATTATGTCCGTGAAATCGTCAAGGGCATCACGGAACTCAGCCCGGTCCGCTCGATTGTCCGCGTTCGCCAGACAGCGAACAAGACCGTCCAGATTCCTAAGCGTACTGGCCAGTTTGCCGCTCAGTGGGTGGCCGAGCAGGGTACTCGTTCGGAAACGACCGGCCTCGCATATGGTCTTGATGAACTTTCGATGCCGGAGCTTTATGCTCTGATCGACATCTCGAACCAGATGCTCGAAGATTCGGCGTTCGATATGGAATCGGAAATCCGTCTCGAAGCCGAGGAGCAGTTCGCGGTAGCGGAAGGCGCAGCAGTTGTTTCGGGCAACGGGTCTGGCAAGCCGGAAGGGTTTATGGCTAACGCAAGCGTTGCCTACACGCCGACTGGCGATGCTGCATTGATCACGGCGGATGGCATTCTTTCGCTTTTCTACGGTATCAAGACGGCATATGCGGCCAATGCGAATTTCGTTCTGAACCGCTCGTCTTTGGCCGCTGTCCGTAAGTTGAAAGACACGACCGGCCAGTATCTCTGGACCCCCGGTCTTGCGGCTGGCAATGCCAACACGATCAATGGCGCTCCGTATGTCGAACTCCCCGATATGCCGAGCATCGCAGCCAACGCCTATCCGGTGGCTTTCGGTGACTTCCGCCGTGCTTACACGCTCGTTGATCGTGTTGCGATGGAAATGCTGCGGGACCCCTACACGCAGGCGACGTCCGGCAATGTCCGCTTCATCTTCCGCCGCCGCCTCGGTGGTAAGACGGTGCTGCCGGAAGCGATCCGCAAGCTGAAAGTTGCTGTTTCGTAATCCAAACTATGGGTTCACAAATACCGGGCGGGAAACTGCCCGGTTATTCTCATGAGGGTTCAAAATGTCTGATGAAGCCAAAAAAGACGAAGCGCCGCGTGGCGTCGAAGTCACCGCGATCAAAACTTTTGCAGTCAGCTTTGATGGTATCACTTCGTCTCCCATCCTTGCAGGTGAGAAGGGACGCGTCCCTGATGATGCTGTGAAGGGGCTTGTTGAAGGTGGTTACGTTAAGGCCATTGGCAAAGGCGAAAAGTAATGTCATCGCGCGTCTCTGTCCTTGTCCCGGCCACTAGTCTTGAATTAGTGGCGCTCACTGATCTTAAATCAGCGCTCGAAATTTCGACGAATGGGGATGACGCGCGACTTGAGACTTTGATCGCACAGGCAAGTGCTGTCATTGCACAATCATGCAACCGTGTTTTTGGACGTGAACAGGTGAAGCAGACGATACGCCTTGCCGCATCTGTTCAGGTCCCAGAACCCGCGCCTCTTGTCCTTTCCCGTCGCCCTGTCGTCGTCTCAGGATTTGTTGTTTCTGTCGCCGGGACTGATCTCACATCTGGTGAATATGAGCTTGATGAAAATGCGGGCCTAGTCTGGCGGCTTGACGCAGAAGGTGAACGTATTCCGTGGCCGACGAACAAGATCGAAGTCACGTACTCGTCTGGCTATTTATTGCCGGATGATTGCCCCGCAAATCTTTCCCGTGCCTGTATTGTTCTCGTGAATAATTATCGGACGGCAACGGCCCGTGACCCAATGCTGAAAAGCGAGGTCGTTGATGGTGTTGGCCGCTTTGATTATTGGGTTGGCTCCGCCGGTGGGACATCACAAAGCGGGCTTCCGGCAGAGGTGGATTCACTAATCGCGCCATTTCGTAAGGTATCATTCTGATGCAAGCCGACGCTCTGCGAGATAGCTACCGCCGCCTTGTCGAAGCGCGTGGCGAGTGCATCCAAATAGAGCGTGATGGTTCGCGTTACGGAATGACGGCATATGTTTCCCGCATCAACCCTGTCGATGTGGCTGGCATCATCACTCAGAACATAAGGTTTGCTCTCGTTTTGGCTGACGACCTTGAGAAAGTATCATTTCTCATTCCATTGAAGCCCAAACAGGATCGTTTCGTCTGGAATGGCAAGACGCTCACGATTGTTGATATTGATGATGGTTCCCGCCGTGTTCAGGGTGAGACGGTGGCTTATGTCTTGACGTTGGCCGGTGCGTAATGGGTGCAAAAACGCGGATCACGTTTGTTGATCGTGAGTTTTTGTTTCGACCAGGTGGATCACTGTCACCCGATGCTGGAGCAAAAGCCGTTGCGGCCTTTGCGCGGGAACGGATCGGTGAGGCGGAGCAACAGAACCAAGCGGCCCTTGGCTATTCGCCGGAGAAGGAAACATTCGTAAACGGCGCGCGATCAACGGATTTTGATTCCGTTAAGCCCGGTCAAGCCATTGTGGCGGTGTTTGATATCGGCTCGAATGTTGTTCAATATGTGTGGGATATGGTTCACACCAAATCCCCGGTTCTAAGTGGTGAATTCAAGAAATCACATCGCATTTATGCGGATGGTTCGGAGGTTGCCGGTCCTTCAAGTGTCGGTGATGCGAGAGAGATCATCATAACATCTGTTGCGCCCTACGCGCGAAAGATCGAACGAGGCCAGAGCAAACAGGCACCGGAAGGTGTGTTTGAAGCCGTTGCGGCCTTGGCGATGACGAAATACGGCTCGATTGCCAAGGTCCGGTTTACCTATCGCGCTCCGATGGGTGGCTCAACGGCTTTGGATAAATGGGCGGCAAAGCATAGTGCAGGATCAAGAAAACAGGCTGCGCAATATGCCAAGGATACGCGGCAGCCCGCGATCATGATCTTGATGAAGTGATGACGATATTCACGCTACATTCCACTTACTGACGGTCGGGCGATACCTATCTCGTCACGCGCCTATCGCATAATGGCTGCATTTGAACGAATTTGGCGCGATTATACCCGCGAGGGGGCAAAAGCCCTTAGTGTTTTGACAAGATTTATGGGACCGGAAGAATCCGTTCAATACCTCGTTGCCGCTTATAAATCTCAATAACCAAAGGCTCCCACGGGGGCCTTTTTCACTGAAAGATCAAGATGTCATCAAAGACCGTCATGGACGCCGTCATTGCTCGGCTTTCGCCGGTATGGGAGGCCATGTGTCCGGGTTGTGAATTCATCACACCGAACGGCACCGGCTCCGTTCCAGAGGATGGGCTTCAATTTCTCGCCATCACGTTTCCCGTCTCCGATGAAGAGATGAAAACCGTTGGCGATCCCGGCAACAATACGTTTCGTGAAGAAGGTGCGTTTCGCGTCGTCTTGGCGGCACCAATTGGAACCGGCCTAGACCCTTGGTCTGGATATATCGACCAACTCCGTACGCTGTTCCGTGCCAAGGTTTTCGACGGCATCACCTGCTTTGAGGCAACCCCAGCCGCGATTGACGACGGTTCTGATCAAGGCGGGTATATCCGCCTGAGCTTCGCCGTTTCATATAAATTTGACTATTTCGGCTAACGCCGAATGCCCCATTGACCCTTGGGCAAGGTCTACCCGGTCGCGTCGTGAGGACGCCGCCTTTCCCAAACCCGCGCGCTGTGAAGCGTCCGACAGATGGAGCCTCCTTTTATGGCTATTGCATCCACCAGCCGTTCAACCGTTGCCTATGTGCCGGAAGTCACTTATGGCACGACCCCCGCAACCCCCACGTTTAAGAAGTTACGTCGCACCAGCGGCGAGCTTGGCACGAAAAAGACCACGGTCGTTTCGGACGAAGTCCAGATTGACCGCAACGTTCGCGCCGAGCAGCAGGTTGCACAGGACGTTTCCGGTTCCTTCGATCTCGAATTGTCGTATGGGACGCTTGACGATCTTCTTGAAGGCGTGATGCTTTCGGCATGGTCCACGGACGTTCTCAAGAATGGTACAACCGGCAAGAGCTACACTTTTGAGCAGACTGTCGATGTTGGTGGCTCAAATACCTATTCGCGGTTCACCGGATGCTATCTTGATAGCCTATCCCTGACCGTATCGAGCCGCTCTCTGGTGAAGGCCTCCGTCGCCATCATGGGTTTGAAAGAAACCCTCGATACCACGATTATCACGGGTGCAACCTATACCGCACCGAACACCAACGCCATTGAAACCGGCGTCAATGTCGCCTCGCTTTCGGTGGATGGCGTCTCTGGTGCCAAGGTCAAATCCGTTTCGATCAACATCAAGAACAACCTACGCGTTCGTGACACGGTTGGTTCGCTCTACACCGAAGAATTCGGCATGGGTCAGTGCGATGTGACCGGGACGCTTGAAGCCTATTTCGAGAGCAACGCCCTTTATCAGAAGGTGCTTGATCACGGTTCGGGCTCGATCTCGTTCACCATCGGATCGGTGACGACCAAGAAATACACCTTCACCATGCCGCTTTGCCGTTTCCTCGACGGTGCCAAGAAACTTGGCGGCAAAAACGACGACGTCATGGTGAGCATTCCCTTCCGCGCCACCTATGACGCCACGTCCAGCGCTTCCATCACCATCACGCGAGCCGTTGCATGAAGACTCTCAAATTCACCGACACGTTTGACGCTTTCCCCGATGGGACTGATGCGTCAAAAACCACTTTTCAGGCGGGGGAATCCCTCCCGCTTGAAGACGATTTTGCCGATCTGCTCATTGCAAAGGGCTTGGCCGTTGAGGCTGGCCCGGCAGAACCTGCAATTGAACCGAAGCCCAAGAAAAATCAGGAATAACCCATGCGCCTCAAGGATTTTGCTATCGACATTTCAGCCATTGAAGACGGTGCTTGGTGCGACGCGCCGGGTATGAAGGGCGTTCGCATCAAAATCCGTGGCGAAGGCAATGCTGATTGGAAGCGTGTCACCGCTTCTGAAATCGGCGCGGCCATCGCGGCTTCAAAGACGGGCGAACTGTCGGATGAGGCCAGTGAAGCCATCACGACCAAGGTTCTCCACGAAACCTGTCTTCAGGATTGGAGCGGGTTGACTGAGGACGATGGCAAGACTGCGATCCCTTATTCGCCGGAATTCTCCCTCAACCTTCTGACTGACCCGGCCTATAAGCGGTTCCGCACATCGGTCTATCTTGCGGCCCGCACCCTTGCGAATGAAACCGTTGCAGAACGGGAAAAATCCGCAAAAAACTGACAAGCTGCCTACTCTGGAAATTGGAGTGGGCAGAGCAAGAAGATTGGTTCGCGGACCTTGCCAAAGTTGGTGAGGCTCCGAAAGCCTACACGGAACGTCCTGAAATCCGGCGCGATTTGCTGCCGTACTGGCAAGCCTTCTGGGCTTTAACCGGCGATCGTCAGGTCTTTATGGGCGGGGTTAGTCAGATCCCGTTCACGTCAATCGACCGTTACGCAAGCCGCTATCGGATCAACTCCCTTGATGAATTTGAGCGTTTCCACGTCCTTTTGGGCGCGATGGATGACGCCTTTCTGAAATGGAACGCCGATAAGGTCAAAGGTGAAGACAATGGCTGAATCAATCTCTCGCGTCGTCACAGAATATGTCTCGAATGGCGCGGAAAAGGCTGTTGCGGACTTTGCCCGAGTCCAAGCGGCTGAAAAGAAGATGGCCGATCAGGCCCTTTCGACCGTCTCCGTCAATGAAACGGTGGCAAAGTCTGTTCTGGGCGTACAGAACAAGCTTGATGCCTATGCGCGGGCTATGGACCCGGCGGCAAAGGCACTGGCACAGGTCGAACGCGGTGAAAAGCTGGTGGCCCAAGCGCGCGCGCAAGGGATTACCGTCACGGCGGCACAGGAACGGGCGCTGGATAATGCCCGCGCTCGGCATGACCTCTACACCAAGGCCGTGAACGATAACATTCAGGCGCATTCCCTCAACCGCACTCAGTTGATGATGTTTCAATCGGCTGTGTCGAATACGGCTTCGTCGCTCGGCTCCGGCGCATCGGCCATGCAGGTCATGATGCAGCAAGGCCCTGATCTCGTTCAGGCATTTGGCATGGGTCCGAAAGGCGTGGGCGGCACGTTTGCCGCGCTCAAATCGACCCTTTCCCCTGTTTTGACCGGGACCGTTGGTGTTGTGGCTGGTATCGCTGCATCCCTGCTTACGGCTGGCTTTGCCGTGTCGGACTTCAAAGACCGTCAAGACAAGCTTGCGCTGTCACTGAACGGCGTTGGCCGCGCCTCTGGCGTGACTGTGGATGGGTTGAGCAAGATTGCCGCCCTTGGTGCTTCCAAATCGAATTTGACCATTGGCACGGCAACGGACGCAGCGGCGATGTTCGCCCAGTCCGGCATTGATGGTTCCATTATGGTCCCGTTGATGGATGCTTCAAAGAAATACGCCAAGGCAACCGGCCAAGATATTTCGGACGCCATGGCACAGGCGGCGGCGGCATTTGCCGATCCGGCGAAAGGTGCTGACGAACTCAACAAAAAGCTGTTGTTCCTAGATGCCGGAACAAAGGCGCACATTCAAAGCCTGATGGCGCAAGGCGATACGCTCCGTGCCCAGAATGTCTTGCTTGAGAAGTTCGCCGCCAGCGGCCAACGTGCCGTTGATGTCACCACGAAATGGGGTGAAGCATGGTCAAGCGTCAAGAGTGGCGCTTCCTCGGCATGGGACTTCATCGGTCGTTCGACCGGGCGTGTGCTCTTTGGCCCGACGCCGGAACAAGACCTCGCAGAAAAGCGCCAGAAATATAACGAACTGGCCGCGGCTCCGCGTAGTGCTTTCACCGGCCTTTTGGCAAGCGTACCCGGTGGCCGCAATGCCGAAATTGCCGACGCCAAGCGCAAGATGGACGAGGCTCAGGCCAAGGTTGACGCCGCCAATGCGGATGCTGAACGCCGCAAGGCTGAGGTTCTGGCAATCCAGCGGGCGGAACAGGCCCGCAGCGTCGGCATGTCGCTCAACCCAGATGCCACGAAACTGCGTGAACTCACAGATAACCGTGAACTCATGCGGAAAACTCTGATTGATCCCGAGCTTTTGAAGGCTTCAGGGCTCTCCGCAGAACAGGCGGCACGGGCCTTTGCGACCCTTGATTTTGGCGTCAAGAATTTTGCGAACGAGCTTCAGCGCATCAGTCAGGATTCCGCGCTCGCCAGCCGTCAAACGGAAGCCTACACCTATGCCCAGAAAGCACAGGTCGCAGCCGAACGCGCACGCCTTGATGCGATCAATGCGGGCAAGAGTGAACTTATCGCGTCGGCTGAATCTGAACGGGCGCGCAATCAGATCATTGCGGATGGCAATCGCAAAGCCGCTGATCGTCTACGTTCGTCTCAAGATGAACTTCAGTTGGCTGGCCTGTCTTCATATGACCGCGCTCGAAAAGAAGTCGAGATTGATTCAAAGCGGTTCCGTGAACAGTACGCGCCCGACAATACCCAAAACCCGATGGTTGCGGGCTTTACCCGCGTAACATCTGCGACTGATCGTCTTTCGGTTGCCTTTGATGCGCTGGCCGGAAAGATCGGCAACAACCCGGCATCGTCTTTGCCGATGTTCGCCGGTGGCGCTGCAAATCAGAACGATAAGGGCGCGATTGCTGAATATATCAAATCGGCTTCGCTGAAATACGGCATTGATCCTGAGATCGCGTTGCGCGTTGCCAAAAGCGAGGGCCTGAATTCATACATCGGTGACAAAGGCACATCGTTTGGCCCCTACCAGCTTCATTACGGCGGATTGCAGCCCGGTGCGCTGGGCTCGTCCGGCCTTGGTGATGTGTTTACTCGCCAGACCGGCCTTGACGCGCGCAACCCTGCAACCGTCCAAGCCCAGATTGATTTTGCACTCTCTCAGGCGTCTAAAAACGGCTGGGGTGCATGGTATGGCGCGAAAAAGGTTGGCATCAATGATTGGGATGGCATCAACGGCAATGGTGTCGCCCCGCTTAAGTCAAACCTTACCCGTGATGAAGATAAGTTTGTCGCCAACAAACTGAACTCAATTGACATCAATCGAATTGAAGAGCCGTTCCGTGCGGCAAAATACACGATTGGCGATATGGAGCGCCAGACAACGGCGTTAAATGCTTCAATCGGCAAAACGACATCCGAGCTAGCGGGCGAAGCTGAAGCTGAAAAGCTCAAGGCCCAATACGTTCGCGAAATGAACTATGGTGCTGGCGCAAGTGCCGAAGCCATGAAGCTCATGAATGATCGTCTTGCCGAAACCAAGATGAGGGCAACGGATGCCGCTCTTGCTCTGGAAAAGGCAAAAGAAGCCCAACAAAAGCGCATCGCTGATCTGGATCTTATCCGTTCCACATCGAACGATGTTCTCAGCAGCCCTCTCAAGGCTCTTGCTCATGGTGAGAACGCCGGTGATGCACTGAAAGCCTCTGCCCTTCGTCTTGGCGACAAGATGATTGATATGAGCGTCAACAGCCTCACCACGAGCATGTTCGGCAAAATGGGTCAGGAAGGCGGCGGCATGTTCGGCTCAATCCTTGGGAACCTGTTCGGTGCCGGTCAGGGCGTCACGGCAGCCCAAGCAACGGTGAACGCTGGGGTCGTCAATGTCATGGGCGGCGTCGGTGGCCTGACTGGTGGTGGCGGTGGTTTGAGCGGGATATTCAGCGACCTGTTCGGATCGGGCGGAACTGTTCCCTATGGTCCCGGTATGGCCCCGTTCGCCAACGGCGGCATCATGTCGGACCTCGGCCCCGTTCCCCTGCGCAAATATGCAAAGGGCGGCATCGCCAATTCTCCGCAGATGGCACTCTTTGGCGAAGGTGGCATGAACGAGGCCTACGTTCCCTTGCCGGATGGCCGGTCTATTCCGGTGTCTCTCCGCATGGCGCGTGAACAGAAGGCCGCAAACCAGAACACGCCAATCGGCTCAAACGGTGGTGGCCGGACATCTTTCATTGTCCATAACTACGCGGGCGTTGATGTGCAGCAACAGGAATCACAAGGCGCAAATGGTGAAAAGCAATTGATCGCTATCATTCGCAAAGCCGTCGCGTCTGACATCGCCGACCACAGCGATGTTTCTAGGGCAATGATGGGTGTTTACGGCGTTCGTCGGCAGGGGCGTTGATCATGGATTATCCTTCATGGCCCGCTGGCGTCCCCTACAAGCCCTCTCGTCAGGGTTGGGGTATCCCCCAAACCTTTAGCCCTCCGATCAAGTCAGAAAACAATGCGGGCGGCATCCGCCAACGTCGCCGGTACACGGCTGACGTGTCGAACATGCCGCTCGCAATCGCAATGAAAGCTTGTCAGTGGAAAACTCTCCAACGCTTTTTCGCTGACGATGTTCAATCAGCCACGGGGCATTTTCTCATGCCGGTTTTCGATGGCTCTGAATATGTCGAACGAACCGTTCAGATCAAAGACGCGGCTGTTGATGTGAAACACTACGCTTTTGAAATGGTGCAGGTTTCTTTCTCTCTCATGGTTGAGGAACTTTATCAGTGAGTGACATCATGTCAGAAGCTATGCAGGAAGCCATTGCTTCGGTTCCTGCACATTTTATCAAGATCAACACGGTTGAATTCCATCATCCGTCATTTGTCGAAGATGGCGAGGCTTTCGCAATCCGTGCGGCGGATAACACCCAAGAATTGATGCTACCCCTTGACGGCGCAGCCCCTCTCAATCCGAGCGAAACCGTTCTTTTCAAAGCCATACCGCACACGATCCTCTTTCCAGAACAGTCAGACGGTCAAGTTGGCAGTTTTGAAATCAAAGTGACGAACGTTGGCCGCGAGCTTGACCCGTATCTAGAGCAAGCCGTTGCTCTGAATACCGGGATCACGGTCATTGTCCGCGTCTATGCGTGGAACACGATCACACGCACAGCAACTCTCGGCATGGGTCCGTTCAAAATGACGCTTTTCGACGTTGAAACATCATCTGCCGATGTGACCGGCACGGCGTCCATTGCCAACCTCGCAAACCTTGCCGGGATGCGTGAAGTTTATGACCGTATCCGCTTCCCTTCTCTCCGATAAGGAGCGGGTTCAATTTCTCGTCTCTATGGCGGGAAAGCCCTACAAGGCTGGGGCAAGAGGCCCGAAAGAATATGACTGCTATGGTCTTGTTCTTGAGGTTTACCGGACACTTCGCGGCGTTGAATTGCCGGATATGCACAGCGCCAGTTCGGAAAGCCCGAAAGCATGGCGTTTCGTTAAAGAGCCGGCAGACCTTGCAATCGTTTTCATGCGGACTTTCGAGATGCAGCGCCATGTTGGCATCTATTTGAAAGAGGGCGGTATACTCCACGCTATCGAGACGTGGGGCGTGATTTTCGAGCCGATCAGCAATTTGAGTTTGCGCGGCAATACCAACATCAGAATGGTCGTTCAGCGATGACAAAAGCCACGGTGGCCCGCAAGCGCGGACCGGCCCAGATTCCGCTTGTCATTTTGCCGGAAGGTAAAGTGCAGTGGCTTGATAAAGCCGCAAATCGGGAAACGATTGCGCAGTTCTATGCGCGCTCGAAATGGGCCGAAACCGGCTTGCCCGTGATCTGCGTTGATTATTCTCAACCCACGCCGACGCCTATCCTGCGCAAAGATAACGGCTGGAATCGTCGTATCAAGAAATCGGATGACATTCGCTTTATCACTGTTCCCCTCGGCGGTGGTCAGGGCGGCGGCGGATCAAAGCAGGTTGGTGCAATCGTCGCCATGGTGGCGTTGCTTGTCGTCTCCACGCTTATCGCCGGTCCTTATGGCGCGGCTGCTGTTGGTTCTGTCGTTGGTGCGCAGATACTTGGCGCGCTAGTCATGGCGGGCGGCTCCTATCTTATTTCCCATTTTCTTTCGGCAAATTCAGGCGCGAAAACCCCGAAACAAGAGGACGTTTACTCCGTTTCTCTCTCTGGCAACCAAGCCAAGCCGCAAGGGATCATCCCTGTAGCCTATGGTCGCCAGAAGCGCACCCCTGATATGGCCGGTGCGGGTTTCTCTACATATCTCGACAATAAGCAGACCTATCATGGCCTTTATTGTCTTGGTGTCGGTGAATTCGAGATCGAAGAAATCGGTATCAACACAACTCCGCTTTGGACGGCAGCCGATGGCTATGTCAGCCCCAGTGATAGCCTGAAAATCGAGATCGTCCCGCCCGGTGAACCGGTGACATCATATCCGACCGGCGTTACCGTGTGCGGCGATGTCGGCGGTCAGGAATTGCCAGACCCTTATTCAGCAACGAATATCGGCCCCGGTGGCGAAACCTCTGGAATCGCATGGGTTGGCCCGTTTGCTCTCAATCCTCCTGCGACGAGCGCAAACCGTATCTGCTTGAATTTCATTTTTGGTTCTGGCTGCTTCGCACAGGGCAAAAAGGGCGAAACGCAGATCGCAACCCGTCATGTCGTGGCTGAATATCGCCTGATCAATGATGCTGGCGCGCCTCTCTCTGGTGCATCATGGGTTCGGTTCTTTGATAAGAACTACGGTCTCGCGACCCGTGTCGCACACCGCCTGACCGAATATGTTGATGCTCCTACCGGTGGCCGGTTCCAAATCCGCACCGGCTGCGTTGATGCCAAGATCACGGAAAACGGCACGAACGCTGTCCAGTGGAGCGCGGCATGGGCTTTCATCGGTGCGCCTTCGACATTCCCGCGGGTCACCACGTTCGCAATCCAGATCGCGGCTGACCAACGGTTCTCGGCTTTCAATTCACAGCAAGTCTATGTCATTGCGACCCGTAAACTTCCGGTCTGGAACGGAACGGCTTTCGTCACTCAGGCAACGCGAAGCCCGATCTGGGCGGCTCTCGATATCTGGACGAACACCTATTACGGCGCGGCACAATCCACGGCTCAAATCGACCTGACCAAGTTCCTTGCCTATGCGACGGCGGCAGGCGAGCGTGGTGATACGTTCGATTATGCCTTCACGAGCGCGGCAACCGTCTATGAAATGCTTGAAACGTGCTTGCGCCCGATGCTCGCACAGCCCCTCGTCGCCTATGATAAACTCGACATCCTGCGCGATGAGCTGCGCACCATTCCAAGCGTGGTATTTACCGATCACAATATTGCTCCGGATTCGCTGCGCATCCGTTACCATTTGTCCGACGCAATCCCACCCGATGGCGTCATTCTGGAATATGTGGATGAGGAAACGTGGGACCGCGCGGAAGTCGGTTCGATTGCCGATAGCTCCACGCTCATGCATCCGGCCCGTATTCAAATTCCAGGCATTGTAAAGCGTCCGAAAGCCACACAAACCGCCCGCCACATGTATGCGGTCAATCGTTACCGCCGCATCACTGCGACATTCTCAACCGAGATGGAAGGGCTTCTTCTTTCGCGCGGAAATCTTGTCCACGTCACGTCTGAATTGCCTCAATCATGGGGGCAGTCAAACCAGATTGACCGGCACAACATCACGTCACGTAAAATCCGCCTCGTTGCCCCGGCAGAATGGACCGATGGCGCTGTTCATTATCTCCAAATCACCACACCAAAGGGCGGGCTGTTCGGACCCGTTGCGGTTGCCCGTGGCGAATCTGATTATGATCTGATCATTGATGCGGGTTCGTTGGCTGCGTATGAAGCTGCTAGCGGCGTAACGCTTACCCAAGCGCTTACCCGTGCACAGGGATCTGAGCGCACGGCTGTTTCATTCTCTCCGGCTGAGCCGCGCTGCTTCAAGGGGCTTGTGACATCGATCCGTTCATCTGGTGATAATGGATTTGAAATCACGCTCGTTAATGACGCGCCAGAAGTCTATGACGTTGACGATTCCGATGTTCCCCCGGCTCCTACACCGTCTGAATTGACACTCCCCCTTATCCCTGCGGAAATCAGCGACATCAAAGCCAGCCTTTCGCAGAACGTGACCGAACTGGTTCTGTCTGCATCGTGGTCGCCATCGCCGGGGTCTGCAACTTACATCGGGCAAGCATCGAACGATGACGGTGAAACATGGGTTACGGTTTACAACGGTCAAGAGCCATCATTCCGCAAGTCAGGTTTTGGCGATAACGACGTAAAACTAAAACTCTATGGTGTTTCATCAACGGGTCGCCCCGGTGCATCGTCTATCATCGACGTGACGACCCCCGGCATTAACCTCCAACCCGAATTCTTGGGCTATGAGATTTTGCCAGCCGATCTTTCCAGCGATGCAATCGATGAGGTGCTTTCCAACGGCATTGTTGTTGCTGAGGTTGGCGCTGGTGAACCGAATGCCAAGATTACGGTTGGGGCAGGATCAACCACGACAGGCGGTGCTGCTGCGATTGAATTGAAGGTTTCGACGCCTTCGACCACGGTTCCTGTCTCTGCTGGTATGCGGCTTGAGCTTTTCGAGACATCGACTGGTTCCGGCATTTATAACGCCCGTGTCGTGTTCAATGCGTCATCGTTTTATATCGTTGATGGCGCATTGCAGAAGGTGCCTTTCGCTGTTGAAGGCGGTGAGCTTAAATTGCAAGGCGTTACTCGCCTTTCTGATGTTCTCCGCTCGGATTCTGTTGATGCGAATGGCGTCCCTCTTTGGTCGATTGATCCTGATGGTGTGGCGAAATTCATCAATGGTGAATTTTCCGGCCTTTTGAAAGCGGCCAAACTTGCTGTTGGGCAGGATTTGGAACTCGGCATCGGCTCGCGCATCCGTCGCGGTCAATTGCCAATGTCGGCCACTCATTCCATGGTCGATTACTGGTTTATGTACAATTCCGGGTTCTTTGCGAACCCAGAGCTTTATAAAATCTATATCGACGAATTCCGCGCCTATATGGACGCCACGCGCCCGACATTCCTTGATGATAACCGTTCGCCATCAACGCCTATTTATCTCACACAATCTGGCGCTGTTTATCTATGGATGATGCCGGATGGATCAGTTCGGGGAACGTCCGATCAATACACCCCGGCAACGACTGGCAGTGCGCGCTATGGCGGCGCTCATCCGGCGATGTGGGATCCATACTTCATCCAGCAACCGGGCTGGCCTAAAAAGCATATTCTCTGGGCTGTTGGTCATGATGTGCCAATCCGCGTCCCTGAAGGTGCTGTTCGCATGTCCTTCAAAATGGTTGGTGCCGGTGGTGGCCGCGCTGCTGGAAGTTCATATGCTGGCGGTTCTGGTGGGTTTGTTTCTGGTGAGATCGCGGTAACGGCTGGCGAAAATCTGATGTTTCAGGTTGGCCTTGGTGGCGCTTGGGGCAACTTCCAAAATCAGGTTTTTTCGGCCCCTTACTTCTATCCGAAAAGCCAGCACCGCCGATATGCGGGCCAAGGCGTCACAACCTACGGGAACCCCGGCGGCGGCTATCTCGCAAACGTCGGTGCATCGGGCGGTGGACGCTGCAAAATCGCAAAAGTTGATGCTTATGGCGCGGAAACGATCATTGCCATTGCTGGCGGTGGGGGTTCGGCCTCGACGTCTGCGGATGGAACGCCCGGAGGCCCTGCGTCGTCATCTACGGGTGGTAATGGCTCCAGCAATGGAGCGGACGGTACAGGTGCTGGCCAAGGCTCGGGTGGTGGTGGTTATGATTGCGGCTCTCTCACTAAGGGCGGCACGAATTACCTTCATGCGAGTGTGACTTCCGGTGTCTCAACGGCTGGTTCTGCCCATGTCCCCCCGAACACAAGCGACTCTGATTTTGTTGCCTATCTCGCAAATCTTGGCCTATCCGGCGTTGCCGATGCAGCGCCCGGTTACGGCTGTGCAAGTGCGCGTTCGCCGTATGGGCCGGATGTTGCGTTCGCGAAAGATTCGCATGGCTCTGGGGTTGGCGCACCCGGCTGCATCGTCGTGACTTTCCACAATACCTGACCGGCAATAGCGCCGTTTCTTATCCCCACAATTTGAAATTCTGGAGCGGGCACATGTCATGCAACCCTATCATTCGCGTTTTTGAAGTTGGTGAAGATTGGACTTTCAAATTTGTTTTCCTCGATAGCGCAGGAGCGGCTGTGGCTATGAATGGTTCTGGCGTCAATTATCGGATCAAATTCACCGACAAAAAGACAAAGGCGGTTAAGCCTGAGGCGCTTGATACTGCGGCATCCGGTGCGCTGGCTTTGACCATTTCCGGCACTGGAAATAATGTCATTTCCGGCACACTCGCCAAGGCCACGGCGGAAGCGTGGGGGCCTGGACAGTTTTCCGCATCCCTGCATCGTTACACGTCAGGGACTGATAAGTGCATTGTCCCCGCCATTGTTAGCCATGTATTGCCGCCACGTTCCGATTGCTCCGGGACAAGTGGCGGTTATATTCAATCAACGATTGACGCTGCAACATTTGATCTAAACGGCCCGTCTTATGTCATTTGTGAGGGGCCATCTGGCCCAGCGCCCGCGCATGAAATTTCAGGAACTCAAATTCGGTTTAAAAACCAGGATGGAACGTGGGGCGCGTGGATGAATATCGCGGCCCCTGTTTTGACGGCTGGGACGGTGCTTAACCCCCGCAAAACGTGGCGTCAATCGACGGCTCCGACTTATGATGAGGTGTTCCCGCCCGGTGTACAGGCTCTGCCTCATGCGGCTCTCGCCTCATCCGTGGTCAACGACTCGTTGCCTTGGTATTTCTGGACGAACTCCGGTCTGACGATGGATTTTGGTGCTGACTTAGGCACCGTGGATTCTGCGGGGGTTGCCTATTATCAGCTTTCTGGCGGGCACACGTTTTACGCCAAACTCACAGGGACATTTGCCTCTCCAAAAGTGTTTGACATATCAGCCACCAATTTTAACAAGGTCGTCGTGCCGGGGAAACATTACGAAGCATCAGCCTACATAGGGGCTGTGCGATGCAATGGCGTGATCGGTATTACGTGGTACGGTGCTGGGTATACCTATATTAGTGAGATTTGGAGCACGCAATCTGGCAAAGGCCTCGAATACAATAGCGGGACGGTGCTCGCTGAATCTGCTATTGGTGGCAGAAATCTATCTGACTATAAGCGCCTGTGGGTGCATGGCATTGCCCCCGCGGGAGCGGTGTACGCGCACATCATGTATCGTGGGCAGGGCGTCGGGCAGGTGGACCCCTACCTATTTGTGACGCGTCCAAACTACGGCAAATTGCCTCTTGGTCAGGTCGCACCGTCTGAGTGGACCGCGTATGAGCCGCCTATGTGGATCGACACAGCGGCCAGCAACCAAACCAAAATCTACAACGACACACTTACGGGGGCTACATGGCTGTGATTTTAAATCCACGCTGGGGCAGTGATCTCCACAATGTATTGATTGTGGAGATTGATGGCGCTGTTACAAGCATCTGTCGCAATGATCCGAGCCCAGAATTTCGCGCGTTGTTTAATGCGACTGAGGCGGGCGGTTACGGGGAGATTGGCGCGTATGTGCCAGCCGCCCCCGTGGTGTTTGACCCGGCAACATTCCCGCGCGTCGAAATGCCTGTGATGGCTTTTGAGCCTGTTCCGGTCGATCCAATGTCTGGCCCTATTGGGTGGCTCGATTTTTTAGCCCTGTTTACGCAGTTCGAGCAAATCGCAATTGCCAATAGCGCGGACGAGTTTGTGCGATACTTCCTCATGA